ATAAACAATAAATATACAATTTCGAGTGTATCCTTATCTATATCAAATGCTCCCTATAATGGCAAGTTTTTTTCAGACGATATTCCTAGTTTACTAAATGCAGTAGTACAAGTGTATTATGCTGCTAATGGATTAGATAGTTTAGATGATTGTCTTTTAGTGTATACAGGTACTATTAGACGTTATAGTCAATCGGCAGAAACTTTAAATATTACACTAGAAGATTTAACAGAACAAAAACTTAAAACTCAAATACCATCTACTCTTATAGAAGATGAAGAAAATTTTTCTGAAAAAAATATAGGAAAACCTTACCCTATGGTATATGGGTATGTTGATAAATCGCCTTTAGTGTTAGATAAATACAATAATTTGATAATTGATAAACCAAACGTATTAATAGAGGGTGCTTGGACTAAAATAAGTAATGTTGATTATTTAAATCCAAATATTAAAAATACAACACTTTATGGTGATGGTGAAGATTTTTGGTTACAAAAAAAATCATATTTATCTGTTTACAATGATGGATATATGCCTATAATGCAAAAATTTCCTAAAAATTTTGGAACAAGAGCTTATACATCAACAGGTGGTAGTATATACGAAATAGATGAAAGTTTTCCACTTATTACATTAGATTCAAGTAATTTTATATTTGAAAAATATATACAACAAGCAGGTGATGATGGTGGAGTCTATTTGGTAGGAGAAGGAACAGAAGGAATACCTACAAGAATTTATAGACCTGTAAAATCAGTTTCTTTTTTTGCAAGTAATCACGGTTCTCGCACAGAAAAAGACGGAGATGAACACGATGGGTATGTATATACTTATTACCCTCAATCATCAAATAAATTTTATGGATTTTTAGATGAGGCGTTTAATGAAAATGTAAGCCAATCTATTAAAAATAAGTCAGAAAGAGATTCTGATGATGATGATAATATATATGATGAATTTTATAACGATTCTTCGGCAGCTACCGACAATTATGATGCAGCTATAAATTTAGGTTCACTTAATTGGTGGGAACCAACTGATTTAAATCAAGGTGGTCAAGAAATATGGGATACTAAAGATTTAAACCACCCAGCAGATAATCAATATTTTAATGCTGATTGGATACAAGACGCTTCTAACGCTTCAGGTTTACACATACACGCAGTAAATAGACATACCTTAGGTGGTGGAGCTTTCGCTAGATTACAACTTAATGAAAATGTTCCTGATTTTCCTTCTGTAACTAAAATATTTTATAAAATTGATTATTTTGCTCCTAGTAATATAGGTGATAGGAGGCACGGAGCACCATCAGCTTTTTGGGTTGAACGACAACTTGTACAAAGAGGTGATAATAATAACGATAGTTTTGGAGATATAGTAGGACATCATAATGATTGGGAAGATTATTACGACAATGATGGTGGCACTTGGGTTACTTGGTGTGAAGTTCCTAATGACGACCACTTATTTGATGCTAATACAACCCACGACAGATATTCAAACGCATTATCTACAACTCCTGATTATGGTGGTATGGAATATGATAACATTATATTAGGTTTTAATTCTACAAATGCTTATGATAGTATAAATTGGGGAGTGCCGATAGTAGATGATAATTTTAGAGATATTTCATCTTGTTTTGCTAACTTAAAACAATTTTATACAATACAAGACGTATTACTTAAAGATTATCTTAATTTAGATTATTATGCTAGTATAATTGGCAGAACTAAAGAAGTTACTTTATCTATCGATATTATTCAAATTAACGCTGGTCCGTCTTATAGTATTATTTTTACAGATGGTCCACATAGGTTAGATGTTGGTGATACTTTTGAATTATACGATGAAAATAATATGTTAGTGGGAACTTTCACTTGTGCAACTGTGCCATTAGAAAATAGTATCACAACTGAAGAAAATGTAAATCTTACAGAATACGACGATGGTAAAATTCAACACAATAAAGATATTGAAATAACAAAAGCACAAAATGTGTTACAAGATATATTAACTGAAGAATTGGCGTATGATAAACAAGTTATATTGCCTAGTGATAATATAGATGACGATTGGATTAATAGCTTCTCTATGAAAGAACAACAAGAAGCTAAAAGTGTTATAGAAAATTTATTTAAATCGTCTATATATATACCATCATTTGATAGTGAAGGTAATTTTAAATTTATTGACCTTAAACAAAACATAGAAGATTATAACCAGTTTGAGGTTATAAATAACTCAGATATTATTAAATACTCTTTTGCTCTTACAAAATTAGAAGATGTTAAAAACCAAGTAAATGTTAAATATAAAAAAGATTATGGTTCAGGTGATTTTGCTGAAGAAACTACTTATGGTATAGAAAATAATAGTGGTATTTTTAAAGAAACTTTAGATGAAGTAATACAAGAATTGAATGTAACAGATTTTGTTTATGATATTAGTTATTATGGTATGAAAAAAGAAGATGCTAAACTAGAAGTAGAATCTGAATATATTAGAGATAAAGATACGGCAAGAAAATTACAAAGAAGATTATTGATGTGGTATGCTAACCAACACTTAACAGCTAAAATAAATTTACCTCCTAGTTATATGCACTTAGAAGCAGGTGATTATTTAAGATTTGATGAACTTATAGGTGGTAAACTTGCTTTTGGCTTTGATTACACGCAAGAATTTGTTAAAAATGGACAACTTATATATCCTGTGTTTTTTGTTACTAAAGTAGCCAAATCGTTAAGTGGAGTAAGTTTAGAGTTAGTACAAGTGCATCGTGGCGATTTTGGTAGAAATGATGGAGATGTAAGTAATTATTTAATTCCTAATCCTTATGAGAACTCAATATATAGACCTGAATTTGAAACAGGAGTAGTAGGTGATGAAGAAGATGATTCAGAACCATATTTTGAAATAGAACTTATAGGTAGTGGATATTTAGAAGAAGGTACACAAGAATTTGTTGTAAACACTAACTTTGAAACTTCGGTTACCTACGAAATAAATTTAATTCATTCTAGCCACGCTTTTAAATTTCAAGAGATAGAAGTACAGCAAGGATTACAAGATACAGACCCTGATGCAACATCTATGGTAAATAGTTGGATATTCGAAACTGATGACCCAAATGGTGATAATGTAAAAGTTCAAATTTCGAATTTATTGCATAGTAGAGTATTAATTGAATATACTGAGGATTCGTCTGATAATATAGAAGAAGAAACTATTGAATTAAATTATGAAATAATAATAAAATCAACTACTAACCCTGATTTTGAAGAAGGGCTTGATATAGTACAAAGAATACCTCCTATAACTTTTATGTTAGGAGATGCAAATAATGATGGTATTGTAAATGTTCAAGATTTAGTTACGGTAATTAATGTTATTATATACGAACAAGATTTATATATACCAGCAGCAGATATAAATCAAGATGGTGGTATGAATATATTAGATATAGTATTAATTACAAATATGATATTGGATAACTAATGATTGAATTAAACAAAACAAAACTAGCAGACGGAAAATCATCAATTATATGTAATGATGGTGATTGTTTTATAGAATCTAATGTAGATATATTAGGTATAGAAATTAATTTTACAGGCAAGGCAAAAATTACGCCCACATTACCTGATGGTTGGATTATGCAAGGTAATAAATCTAAGATGATATTGTTTACTTTACAAGGTTTGCCGATTAAAAACCAAAAGCTATTTACTTATATAGGTGAGGTAAAAATTAACAAAATAATTGTTGCAAATAAAGATGCAAAGCGTATATCTTGTGAAATTAGAAATGTAGAAGCGTCTTGGACACGACAAAATTGGTCTATGGATATAGAAGCAGATACTTGGGATAACTTTAAAAACAAAGCAAAAAAAGGTAAAATTAGCAAAACCAAATATAATTTACCTGATTATGGTTTACCTGAAGTAGATAAAACAAAAATTAAAAAAACAAAACGTAGAACAACTACATATACAGGTGGTGGTAGTTCAGGTAGTACAGGAGGATATTAATGGGAAAGCAAGTTAAAACGCCAAGATTTTATGTAGATATACCTACATTTTTACACGCTACAGGACAATTAAGTTGGGATTTAAATAAAGGTGGTGCAGAATTGTTGTATATGAATTGTTCTAACCCTGTTATGAGAGAA